ATTCAATGTCAAATAGCGTAGGGCTTGCCCGCCCTAATCGAAAAGGCTCATCCCCTTCGATAACTTATATTAACATATAATCCCATACATGTCAAGAGTTAACTTTTTGAAAAGTTAAGGTCCGCGAGCCTTGGTTGTCTATTCGACGCCTTTGTCCCATGGGGTTTTAGCTAGTGATATTGGTTTATGGTTACGTTGTCGGTCGGATTGCGACTGCGCCATTTTCAATCTGGCCTGTTGCGTTCTCTTTTTCCCTAGTTGGTTGCGGGGAAATTTACCGATAGTTTGTGCCGCGAAAGCATCGAATTGTTTTACGCTGGTCATACCTTTAGTCTTCGTCATCTTCGTCCTCGTCTAATATGCCGTCTCCGTTGCACCATTCACATATGGCCCAACGGGTATCGACGTATCCCACGTCACGGGCGCAGTTGTGCGTTCTAAAAATTTCTTGCTCAACCTCGCCCGTTCCGCCGCATTCTTCACAGTGTCTCATGTACCTGTTTTTTCGCCCCTCATCCATTTTATATCTTGTAGCAAGGATAGTTTTTCTTTGGTGGCTTTTTCAAGTGCCATTGTTAGCCTTGATATTTCGGTGCGTTGTTTTGAATTTTTACTCTTTAGGGTAATAATTTCGGCGGCATCCGTTTTTTGTTCGAGTGTCCATTTTGCCATTATATTTTCGTACCTCTCTCTCTTAGGTTTTTTACAAAGTTGTTTAGGTTTTGCCTCGCGACAAACAAATCGTTTTCGACGGAGGTAGGGGCATCACGCCTGTACCTCTCGCCTTGATGTTTATCCACTTGTTGCTTTAGGAACTGTAACTGTGATGCTTGGACCGTGGTTAAATCACTGTCCCCCATCAGAACAGTAGGAACATAATAACAGCGACGACGGCAACAATTGTTGCAATGGCTATTAAATGTGGGGAATATTTTTTCCACATGGCTTCGGGTTCGTCCCAACCGAATACGCTTAACCCTTCGGAAATTCGTGCCTCGGCAAGGAAGTCATCACCATATGGAGCTTTTAGAGTATCCTGCTCCTTCAACCGGTTTATCCATTCCGGAGAATTTTCTTCCCATCGTTTAAACTGCGCTTCCACCCAGTTTTCCACTTCTTTTTCATCCCAACGGTTCACGAGCCGTGGTCCGCGGGAGCTTGGGCTCGGAACTTTGTCCGGTGCCGGGAAGTCTTCGCTTTTTACTTTATTATATATAGTTGATCTCGAAAGTTTAGTTATTTCACAAACTCTGTAGATGTCGATTAGGGCCATGTCGTTTTCCTCTTTCAGTTAAAACGTGAGAGAAGTATACGACAGTATGGGATTAAGTCAAGACTTACTCTTAGGTTCCCATGTATCAACTTCGGCGTACCATTTGCCGGTCTTGCTTTCACAAACCTGCACGTTAATCCAATCGCCGGTTTGGCCCGCGAGCCATGTAGCGAGTTCTTCGCGTTTTATGCTCATGTTGCATTTTACCCAGTCGGGAGCATTATCGTTTGGTTTCTTAGCCATGAGACCGTTAACGAATATTTTCTGTGATTGTTCCATGTGTTCTCCTTTAAAAAAAGCCCCTAGCAGGGGGCAACCGAGCTAGAGGCTTAATTATCTTATCTACAGAGTTTGAGGCATGACCCTCAAGAGTAGTTATAAAGGCCCCGTATGCGATATGCAACACTTAATCGCATACATCTTTGGGGTATTCAGCATTTTTTATTTGATCGCTGATTGTTAAATTACATATGCCGCAGAACCTGACTAAAATGTCTTCAGTCTTTTCAGTTGTTTTTAGCTCCTGATCGCACTTTGGGCAGCGGTTTTTCATCAATCTTTTGTGAAATATGCCCGCTCCCTGTACCATCATCTGCTAATCCTTTTGTAGAATCCCTGTACCAATCGAACACGAGCCGAAGTTGGCCGCCGATTGTGCGTCCTTCGCTTTTTGACAGTTCTTTGATCTCTTCATAAACTTCCCGAGGGACGAGAATGCTTTTCCAACGTGTAGTATCCATTTTTATCTCCGATGCGCCTGCGCACATCTAAGATAATATAGGAGAATATACAAGAATGCAAGAAAAAACCCTTTTGTCGTTGTAGTATCATTCCTAGCCGGACAAAAGGGCAGTTGTTGCCGAGAGTGGTCGAGCAACCTATTTAGCTTCACCCCATGACGGTCCGATTTCAACATCACATTTACTCGGAACTTCAAGAGGTATTGCTGTCTCCATAATCCTAGCGATTTCTTGTGCCTCGTCAAGAGTTTTGACCGACATAGCAATCTCGTCGTGGATTTGCACCATTGGGATGTGCCCAGCTTTGTACAGGTTGACCATCGCTTGCTTTGTCATATCCGCCGCCGACGCTTGGATGAGCCTGTTCATCGCTTTATAAGTGAACGCCCGCTTTAGTCGCGTGGTTGGCCCGTAGGCGTCCACAGCCTCCTTGTACGGTAGTGCCTTGTTCATTGCGAACGTGTCAGGTTCCCAAAGCTCGAACCGCGCTTTACGGCCCGCCAGTGAGCGCAGAGAGCCGCCCGAAGATTTCTCGTTCAACCGGTTCATCACACCGCGCATCAATCCTTTAACGAACGGCACACGCTCATGGTACTGATGAACCAGTCCCTTCGCGTCTTCGACCGGGATGTCTAACTGTTCTGACAGTTTGTTAACGCCCATGCCGTACATCATACCAAGATTGATCGTCTTGGCTTGCTTTCTGGGAATGTTAGCCATCTCCGCGACCATTGTATGGAAGTCCGTAGACGGGTCTTCGTTGTACGCCTTAACAAAGTCCGCCGCACCGTCGAGCGGCACCCCACGGTTGCGCCCATAAACATGAGCGTAATGCACCAAGATGCGTGGTTCTTGTTGCGAGAAGTCAATGGCCGCCCACTGTTCGCCTTCTTCCGGGAGAAACAACGAACGGATCATAGGGCCAAGCTCTGGGTCGCGGGCCGGGATTTGTTGTAAGTTAGGGTTGGACATCGAAATTCTGCCCGACACTGTACCACCATCGTCCGAGCGGATTTGGTTTATGTGCCCATGTATTCTGCCATCGGTCCGGCAGTGCTTCATAATGGAGTTGATAAATGTACCGGATGTCTTGTTTAGGTTCCGTGCTTCAACAACAAGTTTCGCGAGCGGATGGGGGTGTTCCGATAAGAACAGTTTCGTAAAGCTCGGGGCACCTTTCTCGGTCTGGGGGTAGTTGATGTCGAGTTTATCAAATGCTTTAGAAAGAGATTGCGCCGCCCAGATTTCTACATCGGTCCCGGCCACACGCTTAATTTCCTGCATCACACTTTTCTCGCGCTTGAGCAGGGCGTCCCGTGTTCTCTCGACGCGGTTCGTATCCACACGAACGCCTCGCCATGTCATATCAACAAGACAGGGCAGTAATTCTAACTCAAGGTTAGCAATAGGCCACAGGTCTTCGCGGCTAAGTTGTATAGAGAGATAGCTCCAAAGCTCTAGGGTTAGCTCGGCGTCAGCTTCAGCGTATGGGCCCACATACATCGCGGGCATCTTCCACATCTCGGCTTTGGGGTCGATCCCAAACTCACGAGCCGCCGCCGTTAATCCTTTTTCGGATTTTGTCTTGTTAAGAAGATCGTAGCATAAAGCGTTTAGGCTGTAGCTAAACCGGTTCTCGTCGAGCAGTGCTGCAACCAGCATGGTGTCAATTACCCGGCCATTCATCTGAAAGCCCATCGCTCTAATCCAGCCCAAGTCGTACTGGGCGTTGTGCATTACCTTATCGGCAGGGCACTCGAACACTTTCTTGAGCCACTTGTTAACGATTTTCTCGTCTAAGTTACCACCGCCAAGGTGACGGGTAGGCAGATAGCAAGACCAACCGTCTACTGCAACGGCATAGCCAATGACTTCGCCGTCCTTTGTAGGCCAGCCGGGTCCGTTCTTTTTAAGGTTCGGGTCCCGTGTTTCCACGTCAATTGCGATTGTACGAGCGGACGTGATGTCTGGAAGCTCCAACGGCGGAACCCACTCACTTTTAGGGGCGAACATAGCCATTTGCAAATTTGCCATTAGTTTTTACTTCCTCAATAATTTTATTTACAGGGCGTCCGTCTTTTTCGACAAACTCTGCTCCCAATCCAGTGTAACCGGCTTTATCAATCCACGAGTCCTCATGGTCAATTGTCTCAACAAGACGACTGGTTTTTACCCAATCCATCATTAAAGCAACGTGGGCCGGGGTTAGAAACCCGTGGCTCTTTAGTGCCCCGTTCATAATGATGTTCCAGCCGTCAGCGATACGCCCATGGTTTTCGTAAGCGTCACCATAATCCTTGGCGCGTTGGCCGTTAATCAGTTCTTTAGCTTTGTCTAATACTTCATCACGCTTCATTTTAATGCACCACTTGGTTAATGTGACCAGTTACAACGTAATCGTTTAACTCTTCATCCCACTCAAGAGTGAGGGCAGGCAGGTCTTCGTCCGAGGTAGTTAACCACTTTGATCGAACACGGTAGGACTCGATGTCTGAAACAAACCCCTGCTCATCAATCGCTTCCACCATACCCTTGTACTGGGTCCATGTGACTTTCTTCATGTCTTCTCTCCTTCAAACAAATCGCCCAGCGCTGTTGTGCGAAACAACGCAGGCTCTCGGGCTAATCGTTTCATTTGTTTTGTTTTAAAAAACCCAAGGTATTGTGGGTTGTTTATCATAAACAACCGCGTGAACAGGGCAATGAAGTCGTTAGATATTTTGTAATCATTTCCCCGGGTCACTATAGAACTTTCCCACCGCACTCGGTTGGCAATTAGCCACCCGCTTAACCTCAAATGACCTCTGGAAATGGCCTGTAGGCTATATCTTTCAAACAGTCTGTAAAACTCAGGGTTCGAACGGTGCCAATTTAACCATTTTCTTCCTAAACGGCTTTCGTTTAACATTTTAAAAAACTCTTCCTCACTCATAAGTCATAGCTCCTTGACATGTCTTCTGCATCGACAATGTATAAATTTTGCTTGGTCCGTGTGATGCCGACGTAAAACACACGGTGGGTATCGTCTGGGTTAAGCCTCATTGCTTCGTCCGCTGCGGGACTAAGGTCCGTGAACAGTACAACGTTATCCGCTTCTCCGCCCTTTGACCCGTGGATCGTGGACGACGTAATCCGGGGGACGCCATTAAACTTCTCCCCTCGTCGTAACAAAGCCGTAACGTAGGCTCGGTCCGTCTCGGGTAGCTTGTCCATAGCCTCGGACCAGATCATGTCCTTTGTAGCAAGAAGTCCGTGGTTAACAAACAAGCCTTGAATGTTAACCATGTCCTCGTCTTCCATCCCCGGCAACTTTTTATAGCCCCGTTGGACGCGCTTGCCGATAGACATGAAGTTGTAAATCTTACGAACAACCTCGCCGGACACTTCTTTCCCCGCCCTTAATTGCTCCCAGCCGTTCACTGCGTCGGATATTTTCTCACTGATCGAACGGTGTCCTCGGTGGGTAAACAGGTAACCCCCTGATTTTAAATCATTTGCTACGGGGCTCAACTGATAACCTGCTTGCGCTAGGATAAGCCAAGAGCCGTGCGACATGTCTAGGGAGTTTACGGAATTGATCCGGGTTACGTTGCCGGGATCACTCTTTGCCTCGTAGCTCTTGGGAAACCTGTTTGCAATTCTACGCACGACATTCTCTGCCAGTTTATGTACGGATTGCGGAACGCGGTAAGACTGCGAAAGTGTCTCTGACCCGCCCGGCAAAGTAATGAACTGGTCTACGTCAGCCCCTGCCCAGCGGTAGATTGCTTGGTCATCATCTCCCGCCGCGTACATCCGGTCGGAGTTTTTATCTAGGATATGAGCAATGTCCCACTGAAGAGGGCTCAAGTCTTGTGCCTCGTCTAGGAAGCACAGGTCGAACTGCGGGCAATACTTATCGGACTGGCGGATAAACTCGGAGAG